GTCTCGCCGGTTGGCAAATACCGCCCAACCAAATCAATGACCACGTTGCCGGGCTCCGAAACCCCGACGCTGACGCTTTCAAGATCGAGGCGTGGCTCCCAAGTTTCCAAGGCCTCGTAGGTCGCTGCCACCATATCGAGGCGCGTGGCGGCATTCATCGGCGCATCAACAAGACGATAGAGACGGCTACCATAGTCGCGCCGCATAACCCGCGTCCCGATGGGGGTGGTAAGGATATCGCGCACAGACTGGCGCAAATGCGCCAGTCCCGAAATGTGCTTACCCGTGGTTGCGTCGATGCCGATCATGAGGCGATCTTTGCTGAGATCCGCCCCGCGCGCCTCTGGCGGTTTTCCCTTCTGCTGCCGATGAGATAAACTGATACCTGTTGGCATCGAGCAACATCACAGTTAGGTAGGCAATATCAGCATGTTCAGTAGACACCCGTCGTGCTGATAGCGGGCCTTTGGTTTGGGTAAGTCGGAAGTCGTCCAAACGGGAAAGTTCCGCAGCTCAACCGCCTCAAGGCTGAGAACGTAGCCAGCCCAAAGCAGGCCCGCCTGCCACAGACGCGCGTACTACACTGCACAAAGAACGGGGAAAACCGGACATCCGTTTGGACCAACGTTGCGGCCATGCCGTAACACAAGCGAGCGTCCAAAGGCATTGCTATTGACGAAATGAGACATCCTCTCTTTGCCTTGGACAAAACCAACTCTCAACGAGGTCCGAGTAGTGCGCGAAGGTAGCCGTCTCGGACCTCACGAGTAATAAGATTGTGTAGGCTTGGAAAGCGTGTGAAATCTGGTGGCCTTGACTGGAAATCATAGCGAAAGCAATCCAAGTCGCTTCCACTCAAGTCGTAGTGGGATTCAAAGATCTGATCTCTCTTGCAATGATGGAAGATTATGTGAACTTCGTTTGGACACTTCGATGAACCTAGCTGCGGTGGCGGCGTATGATCCGGTTTAATCAAATCGCAGATCTTCCAGTCTAGCCTTTGATATGTTGCCTCTCTCTCGCCGCGCAAGAAGATCGACAATGATCGGTCAGCGCTGTGCGGATCGATCCAGACGACTTTGTGACCGATTTCGAACATGGTGGGGTTTCGATCCCAGTTTACAGTCACAGACAGGTACATTTGACTTGGATCTCTGAGTGTTCGGCGATTGACAAAGTCGAGAATTCGGAAGTCCAGCATACCGCCCCAGGTATCTCGGCTTTTTGGGTCACCCTCATCTATGAATAGCTTAGAAGCCGTAACCACTTTTAATAGGCGACAGTTCTGCTCTAGCATTTGGTCCGAGGTTTCTGGTTTGGTTTTTAAGGTGCCCTCAAATCCCTTGACCAAAGCAATGAAATCCTTGGCTCCGGTCCCGATAGCATGGAACTCGCCTAATAGATTTGACGAATACCGGTCTCCATCTGGATAGCAACCGCCATCGCGTTTAGCGCTACCGAATAGCGCTCCGTCGACGGTGCCCAAAAATTGGGGGCCTTGCAGCGCCGAAGATCCGAGTGGCGTGTATTTCTCAAGAAATTCCCAATAAACCTCCATTGCCTCCTGCACCATCAAACGGGAATCCGTGCCATCGCTAAGGACAGGGTGAAATGACTTTGAAAGTTCAACAATTTGGCACGCCCGACCTGCAAATGTCACCATCCGACTTTCACTTAGGGTGAGGAACTTACGAACCAAACTGGAATTGCTGTCCGCTCTGTTCACGAGCTGGATATCGTCTATCGTGATGTTCGACGGAGTGATGCACGTCCCGCCGCCTGTCGCAAGCAAGTCACTCACGATGATCAGATGCGCAGGCATCTCAATCAGAGCACCCAGTGTCATAGTTCATTCCGATCCAAATTTCGGGCTGTTTATCGCATTTTGCTCTAGTAATGCGTATCCCAGAACTTGCGTAAGGCAAATCATTTCGACGGCGATGAACCAGTGACACTTAACGACCTGAAGAATTTATTCCTTCGTCGGTCTGCATGATTTTGAGTAATCGCGTTTTTTGTACGTTGTCGCCCGGAAACCGACATTGGCGCAGTCGCTACGAAAAAGTTCTTTTTGTCCACACTGCGATCATCCGGACCTAATAGCCCAACGTCCACGCTGGTCTGGGCCCTATGCCCCGTAGCGAACGGCCGCTTAAGGCCGGTCAGTACAGGAATTGTACCCGTCCCCCTGACCTTGCAAAGGTTGCTCTCCTGCGCATGCCTGTGGTTCGCCTTCCGCGCGGCACTCGAAAGGCCGCTCTTGGAAGCAAGCTATCAATTCAGTGGCAATTCAACACATCAACCGCCCGCAAACACGTCGTCCGAACCGCTTGCCACGGACGAGCCGCAGCCGACTGGATCACCGATCCGGCCGATTTCCTTGCCCTCGACGAACACCGTTCCCGACCCGGCTGATAGACTGCCGCCATGACAGACATTCAGCGGGTTGCAATGCACCGCCCAAGCATCGCCTTGGCGGTGAACAGGCTTTCCGTTGACAAACACTGTGCCGCTGCCGCCGGTGCTGGGTCGAGGTGGAAAATCCCCGTGTCCAGTGCAGCTATCTCCTTTTCGGGTCACCGCTGGCATCAGTTCAAATCAATCTTGGGGGCTTTGATGCGGATTCCGCTCGCGTCGATTTCAATCGAGGACGGGCCGACCTGGATCTTGAACAGGCCGGCGCTTGCGGCTGGGCTCGCATTGCCATTGCTGAACGCAGATCCAATTATAACGCCCTGCGCGGTATCGCCAGACTCCGACAGAACGATCACCTGCTCCCCCTCGCTGGGGGGCGCCCAGACGCTGATCGCAGCCGCCCGGGGAGCAAGCCAGGGCAACCAACCGCTTTCATTCTCGCCCCCGAAACTGACCTTCGCTCGCGCCGCGCCCGGGTCCAATGCGGTCACGACACCGAAACGCACAATACCCTCGCGCGCCTGTTCGCTCCTAGCGGCTCCGTAACTCATGGCGCAGCCTCGACGCTGTCGGAATAGTCGGCTTCATTGCCCGGGCCGATATCCGGCGACCACCCTACCTTGACCACCTGCGGAACAACGCCCTCGCCCGTCCAGACGCTTTCCCCCAGGTCGATCTGTTGATCCCACTCAACCGCCCAAACCTCGAATTTGTCAAAATCAGGGTCGAAGGCGTCCGGGCCGATGTAGGTCACCTGCGCGGGGCTCACAGCCTGGCCCCACCGCTGCTGATGCACTTTCGCTCCCAACGCCGCGGCAAGTTTGCGCACCTCTCGTTTCACGGTTTCCGCTTTGGAGCCAAGGATTACCCGCGCGACCCATTTGGAAACGAAAGGCGCTTGACCGGTGCCGGGGTCTGCATCCGGGTCGCCTTCCATGTCGATCAATTCGATCAGAACCGCCGGAACAGGCAATGTTCTGCGATCTTCCTGATAGTCACCGACCGTCTCGAGCGTCGGAAACCAGTCGGCAATCTGCGCGATCATCGCGTCGTGCATCACGTCCAAGTCAACAGTTCGGGTCATGCCTTGCCCACTCCATAAATCGTGCGGGCGCGCACCTCGGCCCGGAAATAGTGAAAAAACACATCTTCGATATCGCCGAAAACCTCGTCCTCGATATAGGTCTCGGCTTCGTCGTCGATTGGCATTCTGGCCTCTTTGATCGGATAGGCGCGCGATCCGGCCCGATGCTTGACCGTTGGCCGGCCCTTGGCGTTCCTGCCAATGAAACCGCCCTCAAAAGCATGACCTGCGAAGCTTGCGCCGGTCGCAGTCTTTACAGCCCGACCCTTGAAAGCCGAAACGCGCAGATCGTTCAGGCCGAACCACATGCGAACGGTGCCCATGTCTGCGGTGCGCTTAAATCGAAATCCCTGCAAACGACGTCGCAGTTCTGCAGCGGTGCGCAGGTGCAGTTTGGTGCGCAACCCCTTGCGGGCGCGGGTTTTCATGCTCTGCGATGTGCGCCGCAATGCGCGGGAATAAGCTGCGCGCAAATCCTTTTCGCTGGCGTCGAACTCGTCCGCGATCCGATGCAACTCGCTTTGGTCAAAGTCAAAGGCAAGCATCGCGCTATTCCGGCACTAGGCGCAGCACCGCCAAACCGGTGCCGTCGGGTTGCGGATAGGTCGCAAGGTAGTAGGCACGGCCAGCCACCTCGACGGCGTCATGCGGGGCTAAATCCGTGACGTCCAACTCGTTGCACGTCAGGCGCGGCTCGGAACTGTCAGCCTCATATTCACCCAATTGAGCATTGAAATAAGGCTCGTCGAAGATGCCTCGCACCAGACGCGAAACGCCCCCCTGTGGCAAGACACTCGCCTCAAGGGCAAAATCATCAACTGACAGGAAGGCGTCGGGATTATCCCAGTTCGGCGTGGGCATTAGGAGGGCGCTTTGGCCGCTGCTGCCGTGCCGGCATTGGCTGCGTCGGTCGCTGCGGCCTTCTTGCTGGCTGGTTTCGCCGTTGGCTCTTCGATCTTGCCGCGTGCTTTCAGCCCGTGGGCTTCGGCTGCGGTCAGATCGACCTTGTCGCCCGGCTTCTTGATCACCTTGTCCCAGACAAAGGCACTGGTGACGGCGAAGGTCTTTTTCTGCGGTTTCTTGGTATCAGACACGATTTCGATCCTTGTTCAGGGGGAATGCCCCCGGCCCGATCAGGCCAGAGGTCTAAATTATGGGCTGATTAGCTGGCGTCGGTGCCGTAGCAGAGACCCGCCGGGTGGCGCAGAACAAAGTCTGCATCCTGCATGGTCACAACACGCAAGCGACCGCGACGGCTGTGCGTGAAGGGGTCGGCAGTGATATCGAGGCCGCCCCACATACCCACAAGCACATTGGAAAAATCGCCGTGGAACACGTCGCCGTTTGCAATTTGGTTGGTGACCTCGCCGCGATAGCCGTTGACGGTGTTGTCGCTTTCCCAGATCGGTGCGCCATTGGTGCCTGTGAACTTCTGAGTGCTCTTGAAATGGCCGCGCATCTTTGCGTTTTGTACATAGGCCATGCGGTTCACGTCAGCATTGGCGGCAGCGATATCGCTTTCCATCTGGATCACTTCGTCCCAGGTCGGCATTGCGACGCCACCCCCAGATCCGGCGCCCGCGAAATCCACCACGTTCACGCCATTTGCATTGGCAATCCCAAGTGGCTGATCATCGGTGCCGGTGCCATAGAAACCAGCCAGATCCAGTGTCGCCGCCAAGGCAAGCGCAAGGTCACTGCGCACAAGCGCCTCGATATCCATGCTCGACTGTTTCAGCGTGCGGCGGGTGATCTCAGAGTAGGCCGCGACGGTTTTCGGCGAAAATTGGCGCTGTCCGAGGCTCAACAGGTCTTCTGCCGCCTCGTCATCCTCTCCGATCCAGTAGCCGGCGGCCCCGCCCTCTTGCGTCGGAATGTCAGGATTGCCCACCAACCCCATCAACGGCGTTGCAAGCTGCAGCAGGATCGCCCGGGCGCGCAGCATCTGGATAAAGCTCTGCGTCAGCAGCGGATTGGCAATCGTGTTGCCGCCGGTGTCCGCCGCCGTGGCACCGCCGCTGCCGGTGTTGAGAGGTGCGCGCATCAACACATCCATCGGCACCATGACACCTTGTGCATCACGGCCCTGCGCATCCGCAGCTGCGTCGGACACCTCGAATTCAAAGGCGGCGGCTTCCTGCGCGCTGCGGTCCGCCGGGTTTGCAAGGGCCCGGATCGCACGCAGGAATGAGAATTGCTCTGTCTCGCTATCGGTCAGGCCGATGCCAGAGCGCTCGGAAAGCTGGCGGTCCTGTGTGCTGCGCTGGTGCAGGTGGTCCAGCAACCGTTCGCGCATATCGGACACGCCATGGCGCCCGGCGATCATTTCGGTTGCAAGATCCGCCGCGCCGTACTCGCGGCCCAGATCGGTCAATTCGCGCACGCGGGTCGCTTCCTGTTCCTGCACACGCGACAGCATGGCAGTTTCCGCCGCGCCCGCGCGTTCAAGCACCTCGATCACTTCGATAATCTGGTCGTTTTCGTCGACCCTTGCCCGGACAAGATTGCCCTCGGCGTCGCGGGTGATGATGGTTTTCATCTGTGTTTCCCTTTGTCCTGTATCGTTGGGCTCGGCCACCGCGCCCGCATTCTCTCCGCCAGTTTGCCGGGCTTCTTCACCGCCTGCCTCTGGCGGATTTCCCATCGCCCGACCGATGCCGACATTCGGATCAGCCGGCACCGGCACAACCGAAACCTCGAACGGCTCCCAGCGCGTGACCGTGACAAGGTTCGGCTGACCTTCCCGAATTTCCTCGCTGATCGTGATCACCCGATAGCCAACGGAGACGTGCTGCCGAATGCCGTCGACAATGTCTTGAAAGATCTCGTCGGCGCGGGCGCTCTTGCCGAACCGCACGACAGCGCGCCCGACGCCATCGGAATCGACGCGCGCGCTTTGCACAACGCCGACCTGATCGTCCCAATTGTGCCCAACCAGAACCGCGCCGCCATCAAGCAACCGGTCGAGAACCACCGCATCGCCGTCGTGGGAAAGCACCTCATCGCCGAACCAGCGGCGCACCGGCGTCGTACTCGAGAACGCAAGTTCGACCGTGCGCGCCTCGACGTTGATTTCGCGCACCTCACCCATGCGGCGCATGGCACCGCCTTCGCCGCGCGCGTTGATTTGCTCGGCAGTGACTTCCCGGGTCAGTGACCGCCCTATAACGTCACTCGCCTTTGTCGGGGTCTGGGTCGGCGTCTGGATCGGTTTCTCCGGTGCCGGTTTTGGCTGGCTGTCCACTGCCCTGCCCTCCTTTTGATTTTGCTGTGATCAAGGCCTCAATCACGTTTTCGGGGATCTTCGCCTCACGCATCGCCGCGATATCGGCGGCAATCTCGGCATAGACTTCGCGCGGGTCGCGCCCACGCTCGCGGATCACCTGGCCGCGCGACTTGAACAGGTTGTCGACGGCATCGGTGTCGGCCTTCACGTCCTTTGCAGGATCGATCCACTGCCAGCGGCGCGCCTGGAACGTCACCGCGAGGAATTTCGACCGCTTGCCCGCCGGAAGCGGTGAGCCATTTTGCAGTGTGATTTTCTGTTGCAGCAACGCATGGGCGAGCCAGCGCTCATAAATCGGTAGGGCAAAGGCCTCGATCAGGCTTTCCTGCAGCTCCATCCATTGATCGCGCTCACTCAGAACGCCATGCCGGATGCTCGACAGGTTCACCCCCTCGAGGTCATTGGCAAGATCGTTGTAGGCAACGCCCAGACCGGTCGCGACACCGCGCAGCATGTGCTTCGAGAACACTTGCATTTCGCCATTCGGATAGCCGGTTTCCACCCGTTTCAGGCGGGCGCCTGCTGGCAACTGGTGGTAGACGCCGCTTTCGCTGTCCAATTCGATATCGATTAGGTTGCCGTCTTCGTCTTGAACTTCTTCGTCGTCGACGTCCGGGCCCATGCCCTCGTCCCATTCGATCACGCCAACCTTGTTCGCGCCTTCTCGCGCATTGTTCAGAGCGCTTTTCTCAAACTCGCCCAACTGTCGCATCCGGAGCAACGCCGTTGCCATCCAGGGCAAACCGCGTTTTTGGCCGACGAAATCCTCTTCAAACCAGTGAATGATTTCATCGGCGGGCACGCGCAGAAACGCCCGACCGGAATAGTGATAGTCGGCCTGCGCCTGATCCAACGTCGTGAAGTAATAGGCCACCGGTCGGCCCATTTTGGTATATTCGATGCCCGCCCGGATAAACCCGCCCCCCGGGCGCCGGTCCTCGTCGAAATCCACCGGACACAGAACCGGGTCGAGGACTTGCAACGCAAAGCCCCACGGGCCTGCATCAGCCCCGTAGACCATGCGCACCATGAACTCGCCGTCGGTGCAAAGCCCGTTGACGATTGTTTTCTGGATCTGGCGGAACGTGCGGCGCCCCTTCACATCGCAGTTCATGGCTTGGCACCAGGTGCGCCAGGCGGTTTCGATTGCCTTGTTTGCTCCGGCATCCAGAGCACCGCCCAAATCCGAAGCCTGCGCCTGTAGCACAAGGCCCTTTTGCCCGATCAGGTTGCGCCGGGCGCTGGCCTTGAACGCCTTTGCATAATCGTTGTTCGCCGATTGCTCTCGCGACCTCGCCACCAGCACGCGCCAGTTACGGCGAATGATTTGATCCGCCGGCATCGGTGTATTGGTCCAACCACTTGTCATGCGGTCGGTCTCTGCCGCGGCGAACATGCGCTGCCCACGTCGCCGCGGCACCGTCAGCATCGGAGGCGGCTTGCGCTCCGGCTCCGGCGCAACAGGATCTTCGCGTCTGAACAGCCGCCGGATCATTTCAAACGCACCTTGATCGTGCGTCCGAAACCACCACGTCGCCGCGTCTTCTTGGCTGCCAGCTCGGCGCGATAGTGGTGGCGCAGCTTCATCAGCTCCGACAACGGCGTGCGCTGCAGGGATCGGTTATTGATGGTGTAGCTCTGCTGGTCGATGGTCGCACGGTTTTCGATCACCGCCTCGATAGCATCCAGCACCTTGCGCACATGGTCGCGTCCGTCGAAACCCTGCGCCTGCGCGGCGATATCCTGACCGATCAGAACGTCGCCCTGCGCGACCTGCTGCACATCGCTGCCGTCGGTCGCGCGGATCACATAAGTATAGCGCCCCGGTGCCCAATCCTTTGTCTCCGTTGCCGCTGCCTCGAACACATGATCCGACCCACTCGCGGTGCTGACCAGGTCAATTGCCCCCGGCCCGCGCAGGAACAGGGACAGGCCCCATTCCGGCGCCGGAAACTGCGGCTGTTCGATGACGGCCCGGAATGTCAGCCCGGCCCCGATTTCGTTTGGAATGTCGCCCACGCTTCGCCCCGCCTAGTGCCTGCGGCGGCGCTTCTTTGCTGCCCAGCCGCGCTTTTTGACAGGTTGCCGGGTTTCCGGTTCTGGTTCCTCTGGCGGATTTCCTTCGGCCAGGCTTTCTGGCGGCGCGACCGGATCGGCGGCGGTGTCTTCGATCTCCGCTTCGATCTCCTGGTCTTGCGGCTGCATGGCCTCGACCAGACGTTTCACGTTTGGGCGCAAGATCCGCAGCGCGGCATAGGCATAGACCCGACAGTCAAAGGCCTCGTTGCGCGGGCGCACATTGTGCCATTCCCGCACCGCAAACCCCTTCACATAGCGGGTGCGCAGGGCCTCGGCAGTAAACATGTCGAACCATGCCGGGTCGCGATGTTCTGGAAAATGGCAATGACCCGGCCCCGGATCTTTGATCCGCGCCCGCTGGGCGACCACGGCTTTTGCCTCGTCGACGCCGATAGCGTGCAGATAAACCGGGCGCATACCGCGCTGTTTGATCTTCGATGGTTGCGTGACAATCGGTCGGCCCCAGCCGCCAACCCCCTTGATCGCCCAGACCTTACGCCCCAGCCGTTTGCGGGCGTAGTCATAGGCCGCTTGTGTGCGCCCTCCCTCGCCGCCCGTGTCGAGGCACGCGGCTGAGATCCGCAGTTCGGCGCCGCTTTCATGTTGCCAGCTCTCCGACAGCAGCGCGTCCAGCTCGTCCCAAACGTCTTGCTGCAGCGGATCGCCCCACAGCGTACGATAATCCACAGACCACGATTCTTCGCCCAGCCCCCAGGCGACGATTTCAACCTCGAGCCGGTCGTTCTGCATGTCGATACCGGCGGTCAATACGCCTGCCCCCATCGGCACCGGTGCTGCGAATTTCGTGGCACGCGCCATCAAAACCGATGCCTCGAGTTTGTCGCCTTCTTCTTCCCAAGTCTCGGCCAGAGAGACGTTTACAAAGGTCTGCAGATCCCCGGCGGCCTTCTTGTCGAGGAAGGATTGCACGATATCCTCGAGCCGCCGAAAGCAGGAATACAGCTCAGACAGGTGATAGGATGCATGGCCGCGAAACTTCTTGGTTGCGATCCACCCACCGCCCTCGCGTTCGGCGTTCCGGATCGCCGCGCAGCGCTCGCCGTCGCTCCAAACCGTGCCGCAGCCGTCACCGGCGCACAGATAGCCGGCTGTTTCTGCTAGGTGCAGACCGTCGGCGTCTTTGGACCAGGTCACCTGCGACCAGTCTAGCTTTTGCAGGTGGCCGCAATGCGGGCAACGCACATAGAAATAGCGCTGATCGCCTTGATCGAAGGCCTTTTCGATCCAGCTGCCGCCCTTGATCGTCGGCGTGCTGATTTCAAGCAAGAGCCGCTGATCGCCAAAGGTCGCCGCCCGCTGCCACAACAGGCCGACCGGGTGGCCCTCATTGGTTCGGTCATAGCCGTCTGTCTCATCACAGACGATAAACGGCGCCGACCGGCCCCGCATGGTCTTGGGCGAACCTGACCAGCTGAACATGAGAAACCCGCCGGGGTAGCTCTTCATCCGCTGATTGTTGACGCCATGCCGCGCCCGTGGCTTGGCAAGCACCTCGGCCAAGCCTTCGTTTTCCTCAACCAGCGGATTAAATTTCGTCTCGAGCCACGTCGTCAAATCGCCCTGGCTGGGCTGCATCATCATTTGAGAGACAGGATTGAACCCGATCCGAAACGCCTGCGCGGCAAGCGCGGTCTGCGTTTTGCCAACCTGCGCGCCCCACATGAGCGAGATCCGGTTGCAGCGCGGATCTGCCGTCATGTCGATGACTTCGCGCTGATATGGCGCGTTGTCGAACCGCATCGGCCCCGGCACCGCATTGCCGATGGGAATTTTGATATTCTGTTCGGCCCACTCCGACGGCTTTAGATCAGGTGGCGGGCGCAGAAACGCCCGGGCGCGCCGGGTGCTGCGGACAAGCGCCCGCGCATTGGAGAAATCAGCCCGGGCGTTCACTCACTGTCCGCCCCCTCGTCGCCATCTTCCTCGTCGTCTTCGACCTCAAGATCGGTTTCGTGGATCAGGTCGGAATCCGACAGAACCAGGAGGATCTGATCAACTTCGTCGATCAGCACCTCTTTCATCTTGGTCTCGTCGCTCTCGCCGATCAGGCGCCGCGCGGCCCGGCTGGGCAACACATTGCGAAACCCCGCCCGCACCTCACCAAACGCTTTTGTCATGGCCCGGTCGAATTGATCGATCGGCACCAGCTCGTTTCGCGCCTTAGATAGATCAAGTTCGGCCTGTTCGGTCTCGGCTCTCAGCTTGCGCAGGATCAATTCGTCTTTGTTGGCGTGTGTGGCATTGCTGGCCTCGGCTCTGATATCGTCCTCACGCCAATTGCGGACGTCAGCAGTGTTGAATTGCCAAGCCCTGCCGCGCCCGCCACGCTGCACGACAGGGCAACCACGCCGCACCCAGCTTTCAACGGTTGGCAGAGATACGCCGTTGATTTCGGCCAGTTCTGTCCGGTTTACTTCTCGGCCTCTGTTTTTCGTTTTCTTTACAGCCACTTGCCCCCCTGACGAATACAAATCCGTTCCTGCCCGAAAGAGGCGACGATTTTACATTCAAAACAGAATTTCGCATTATATTTCAAATGCGTGCGCGATATATATAAACAACAACCCCCTTGCCCAGCGGCACGCACACATAAATTTCGGCGCATCTGCATACCCACAGACGTCACCCCCCAGGGAGGGACCCGCGAAAGGGTCTGGCGACCAGAGCGAACAGCCCGGCGCCCATCTGTTGCGGTGTCGGCAGCAGCCAGCCCAGCAACGCCACCAGCAAGAGCCAAGCCGGAGGATCTTCGCGGACAACGACAGTCTGCACGCTCTCGGTTCTGACGCGGGTGTCACCTGCACTCTGCTCGATTGTGCGTGCTTTGGTGCCTTCGACCCGTTGATCCGTGACGCTCGTCCGTCCGACAGTCTGGGCATTCGTGCGCCCAGCTTGGACGTTCGCGGCGATGCTGGGCCCGCTGCCGATTGCCCCGCCCACGATCCCCGCGACCTTGGAGCAAGAGCCCAGAGCAGCGCAGATCAGCAGAAGGGACAGCCAGCGCATCAGGTCAGCCCCTTGAGGCACAGAACGTGTTTGCTATCGGCTCGGCGATTGGCGAGCCCGGGCACGCGCTGCCCGCCTGCGATCACCCAGCGGCGCAGCTCATCACACGCGGCGCGATACTCACCTGCATTGGCAAGCCGCATCATGGTGGAGCGACAAACCGACGGTGCACCAACGTTGTAGGCCAATTCCAGCATGGAGGCTTGAACGCCTAGCGGTATGTTCGGGTTCGTCATGCAAGGCCGGATCTCGCCATAGAAGGCGCGAACGTCACGTTCGAGCCGGTCGACACAGTCCGACATGCTGGCGACGTCGCCCATCTGAACGCCATGCGTATCGCCAAAGCAGATTGTCGGCACACCTACAATATCGCGGTAGGCCTCGAGCCTCACGCCCTCCCATTTGGCAATGAATGGTGTTGCCAGCGCAGCTACCAGCGCACCGACGCCGACCGTCTTCACAAAGCCATTCCGAACCGCGCCCGATGTGTCGCGCCGGAACTCGGCCAACATGTCAGATAGCCCCGTCTGGGCGATAAGGCGCGCCGGAATGGCAAGCGCGTTGACCACCAGCGATGCCGCCGCAAAGAGCAGCGGATCGATGCCCAGCATGCCCGGCGAAACCAACGACAGGAACACAGGCACAGCCGACAGCAGGCAGGCCAGAACAATCAGCCTGATCGACCAAGCGCCCTTAGCGGTCTGTTTCCAGTTTTGAATGAGTTGCATGGCAAAAGCTCCTTTCACCCCATCCCGGGGCGTTGCCCGGGTTATCTGCGGTGAAGGATGTCTCGGATCTCGCGCACGTCTGTCCTGACAAGCGCTAAATCTTCGGCACGCTGCCGATCTCGATCTTCCAGCGACTTCTGCAGCATTTCGATCTGCGTCTGATTGGTGAAGATGCGACGCACTAGCCACACAGCGCCCGACGCCGCGCCGGTGATCGCTGTGACCACCAGTGCCGTTGATGCCTGTTCAATGCGTTCCATAGAAAACATGCGCGCGACCCTTTGCCCGTTTTCGGCAGGATCGCGCGTTTAGGTTGTGAATTCCTCTGGCGGTTTTACGTCGAACCGTCAGGATGCGTCGCGTTATGCGTTGACCGTTTTATGATGCGTGCACCATGCTGCAATGACAGTTCAAAGCCCAAAGGAACTTGTCTCGATTCAAAGTCGAAGATGGGCGATGCGACAGCAAAACTCTCGTAGTGTTTGTCTGACACGATCTTGCCGTCGGCGTTTCTGAGGACAAGTCTGTGCTCCACATGTATTTTACCCACCTTGCATTCGTTCCTTTTTCGGATTCACTTTCGGTCAGGCAGGAACCATAGAACCGAGGCACCGACCAAGAAAACGGCCGCCTCAACTCGCGTAGAAGGGTCGTTCTCTAATGGTCCCCCGTTAAGCAACACGCCAAAGTCAAAGTAGAGCCCAAGCGAGACGCCTGCAAAGATCAAGGCAAGTACTCTCTGTTCACCTGGCATTAGTTCCCCTCCTTAGTTGGCATTGTCACTGCCATGATCCGGCGCAGCCCCAATGTCCGCCTCAATCATACTCGTCAAGGAGGCGAGTTGCGCATCAAACACAAACCCGGTCAGCACATGAACTAGAGAAGAAAAAATCACGAGACCGACCCCTTGCAGAACCCAGTGCAGAACCCGGAGTCGCCACCCCTTGAGTCGCCCCGTCGTTTCATAGTCGGGTGCAAAAGCGTCGATCTCAATCCCCAGGTACCGAAATGCATATAAAGCCATCGCAACTGCCAATAGAACGCACGGCAAACCCGCCACCACCAGCCACCCCGGAGCATCATTGGCCATCACGGTAAATGACGCGCCAAACATGAATGCGGAGATTCCCAGCAAGGCCGAACTCCTAATTATCGCATCGATAATATGCCGGTGAAGTGCTGCTCTCTTCTGACTCATCACCCTATCCTCAATTGCTTGACACCACCTTCACCAGTCAAATCAAGATCAATGACGTAATTAATCAAAACGACCTGCAGTGATATAAACGAGAAAGCAAAAACAACTATCAGAACCACCAAGAAAATAGGTCGCGCGACACGCTGCGCCTCTTGATTAAAAAAGCGAAGAGCTACATGGAAAAGATAATTATAAATCAATAACGACAAAACAAATGCGCCGAGAATTGCGAATAAGCCGAAGATAAATTTGGCAAAATCAATGGGATTTTCGTGCCACATCACCTTCCATGCGATGCCCATTATTGCCGAGGTCAATGCTAGAGATGCACCACCACGCAAGACACCATCCAGCGCCGCCGTCCAGTCTTGCAGATAGTCCCACTCATCGGATCGTTGTGGCTCACCCATTCATTACTTCCACCCAGCTGGATTCAGAACTTGGGGGCGCCGATACCACTTCATACGTGTACATTGCCGATTCATTCCACGATGTAAGAGTTGAGCCGAAGAACTGGCACCGTTTGCTGTCCTTGTCTCGCGTCGTCAGCTTGTGCCTTGTCTCTTTGAAAACCGCCCCGCATTCACACATTAACTCCGACACTTAAAATATCCTTTACTGTATTAACCGCAGGGCGATGGGCAGCCCTTGAAAGCCCGTACCGACGCAAACCAAAATTAGCCCCCACTTTGCGGCTGTGGAAGACCAAAGCAAACTCCTAACAAATGGAAGTTTAAGGTTCTCTTCCCGATTGTCTGAAGCAAAGCGGGCAAGACCAATCCTGATTGCATCATCTTCTCGCAAGATGACAGCTCGTGCTGTGATCCCTGCCCCGGTTAGCGTAATGGCAAGCCCGACGAGGGTTAGGATGTCACTCGCGATCGCGTTCAATAAATTGCTCCTCAGTTGAACCTGCCGCTCCGCGCGACTGACATTTCACTGGCCCCGAGATCGAGCCGATGCACATCTTGCCCTCCCCTCCTCCGTCGTCTTTACCAACTGAACAGGATCGTACAAAGTTGGCTGAATTTCTTTCCGCAACATGATCGTCCCCTTAGTCATTGTCAAAGTGTTCGAAAACAACGCGGGCGCTGTACATCCCTGCAAAGGCCAGCCAAGACAAGGGCCAGAGAAGGCAAATCCAGAAGTCGAGAGTGCTGTCTCCTGAGCAACTATCGTCGAAGGTGTGCGGGTTTATTTCCCCATGGATGGCAAAGGCACTTCCAGTGAAAAAAGCACCAATGACCCAGAGGACAAATAGGCTCGCATAGTACAGCATTTGCAGCCTCCTATTTTTTAGGCGGCACAGTGCCGCGAGTCGACTTCGATGCAGGCATCGTGCCGCCCATATACCTAGAACGTATGAAGGATGGGCGTGTTCGGGGCTTTGCTACGCCAAGGCCCTCGAAACCTGCCCATGTTTCAAGCCGCCTTTCTACATTTTCACCGACCGCGAATGCCAAGACAATGCCGCCGATGAGCCAGCCGATTTGGCCACTGCTATGTGTGAGCCACGCGCCACCGGCGATAAACGCAATGGTCTCGATCATCGCGCAGATGATACAGACCGACTTCATAGCTGATCGCCGTTCGATGCCCCTGCCGCCAAAATGCGTTTTATCAGCGAGATCAAGGCAACAAGAATCCAAGTAGGCGGCCCTAGTAAGATAAGGATCAGCCTCATAGTTCCATCGCGACTGGCCTTGGCCCCATCCCTTTCATCGTCGACCGCCATTAACGCAGTGGTGACAAGGGCGCAGAACACCCAAACTCCCAACAATAGCCACATGTGATTGATCTCCTTACCCAAGCCTATCGCGCCAGTAGTCGGCCTGATCCAACAGGCCCTGCGCGGTTTTGATCTCGATTCCCATTTCTCGGCCGATCTCCGCGACGGATGCGCCGGCATCCCACTGGCGCAACGCATGATCGGCCATGTACGCCTTGCGCAGCCCGTGGCAGCTCGGCAGCTCGAGGATGCAGTTTGCGTGGCTGTGGCTCAGCTTTTGCGCCGCCTCGGTGCCGATCATGGTCGCGATCCGGTGGCCCTCTGGGATACTGCCGGGAACATAGAGCTGGCGCCGCCATTTCCGCACGCCGGTCGACCGCGTGCCCTCCACCAAGCGCACCGCATTGCGCCGCCCGATCACCTCGGCGATCTCCTGCACACTCTCAGGCAGCGGCACGCTCTGGCCCCGGCCCGCGGCAAACTCAGCCAGAGGATACCGGACCACGGCAGGCAAGTCGGGCTGATACACTGCGGGCACCGAAAAGGTGGGCTTCTTCTGCCCAGCGCGTTGCGCTTGGTCGAGAAGTTTACGCAGGTTCGCCACTTCTTGTTTCAGATCCTCGACAACACCCATGGTCAGCCCTTGGCCCGCGTGACGTGGATCTCCATGCCCTGCGCTGCCAAGATCGCTTTCTTGAGTTTGAACACGTCTGTTTCGTGGCCCTTGCGATCCTCGATCACGGTCACGCCGAGACGGTTGTCGACATAGACGAAATCAGCGCGATAGACGCGCTCCTGTTTCCCGCTGTCGGTCATGATCGGGCCATCCCGTCCGATCAGGCCGATATCTACCTGGCGCCGCAAACCGCAGATCTCGCCTGCCTCTTGCAGCAGCTTCAACTCGTCCCAGCGACAGGCCTCTGTTTTGCTGTCGTGGGTAATCCCATCTGCGGTGGTGGTGCGCTTTGTACCGTGCACGCGGCGTTTATCTTCCCCTATGGAGGGTAAGTGTCCGTCCCGGTATTCCCCTGCTGTCATGCGTTCCGTCATAGCGATGCCTCTCTCTTTTTGGCTTCCGCCTCCATTCGATTGCGGAGGTCCTGCTCGAAGAACTGTGCGAGCGAGATCGTCTGGACCCACCCGCCGGTTTTTCCTGTGTCGGTACTGCGCGACCGGCGCGGCAAGCCCATAGCGCCAGCGCGTGAGCCAATCGCGGAGCGGTGCGAATATCCGAAATGCCGCGCCATTTCTGTCGAGTTGACCCCGGCCAGCCACATCCGCCGAAACGTCTCGTTGTTACAGAGCTGTTTGCGCACTTTCGCGCGGCTGGGCAGACCAAGGGTCCGCGCCTTGGAGCTGACCGCCTGCCGAGTCACGCCCAGCGCCTGGGCAATGCGTTCTGTTGGGATATCCTCGCGGTCCCATAGCGGTGCGAGCGTTTCACGGGTGATGTTCTTGAGGGGCTGCGCGGCAATGGCTCTTGCAGAGGCCCCATTGCCTTCCTCTGCTTTCCAGAGATCCAGACCGGGAGCTTGATCAACCACGGCTTTTCCTTTCCTGTTCGGCTTTCAGGCGTTGGCCCGCGAATTTGAGCGCGCTTGCCATGTCTCCGGCATGTGGGTGTTGCTGCGGCTTCCGGCTCAACCAGTTCTGCGTTCGGTAGGCTTCGCGGATCTCGTCGAGGGTGTTGAACCGCGCCTTACGCTCAACGACTGACACCGGGCCTTTGCAGGGCTGCGGGGCGCGGATCACGCAATCACCGGCCTGCATGTCGACCGTGACCACCACAGCGCCGAAACGGTGCCCGTGTGTGGCAGGATCAGCGTGGACGCTCATTGCGCCACCTCGAGCATGGCCCGTGCGTCCGCATCGGAAATCCCAAGCCCAGCGCGGCGGCAGTCTCCGGCGGTCACAGTGCGGGCCGCGAGGCACTTGGTGACCGTGTCGCGGCTGATCTTACCGAACATGAAGTGACCGGAACCGGCCTTACCAACCTCACGGATCGTCTTGCCCCACTGCTCGGCGAATACTGCCGCCTCGGCGCTGGGCGTGGATTTCTGGGCCGGGATGTAAGCCCGCCAGAATTCATCTGCGAAGAACCGCTCGCTGCGCCGGATGTATTTGGGATCATTGCCCCGCTGCTCGGCGGCATAGGTGCGCGCAGCGTCGAGGATCTGATCGGATGTGGCACCGGCGGCTAAAGCCTTGCTGATCGCCTTGCGAGTTGCCTGCGCGGCCCCCAGCTTGGGAAACACGTGCTCGAACTCCCTCAACAAATCCTCAGAACAATCATCCAGCGTGGGCGCGGGTTCAGCCGCGCAAGGTTCCTTTACAGGTTCCTTTACAGGTTCTTCCTTATATACATCTCCGGTTTTCCGGAGATGGTTTGGCCCAAAAACCGGAGATGGATCAGGCGAAAAACCGGAGATGGACCCATCTCCACTATTTGGAGTTGGCGCGCCGTTTTGTTCCGGCTTTGGTCCATCGCTACCGTCTCCACTATTTGGAGTTGGATTTAGCGGGCCATCCATTTCAAAACCCAAAATGTAGTGGGTCGCCTCGCGCTTGCCGGTCTTCGGATTGGTCCGCTGTTCGCGTCGAATGAAGTCTTTTGCCTCGAGGCCTGCCAGCGCGTCGTTCACTGAACTGTTGCCGCGTCCGGTCTTCGCCATGATGTAACTTTGCTTCGGGAAACAGCCCGCAGACGGGTTGTGACAATCGCACAGCACGAACAGGATCCGGAACTCCGCGTTCGTGAGCGCCTTGGGTGGAATATCTGCCAGCCAGTTTGTCGCCTTATGGCTCATGCTGCCCTCCCTATGAATTCTGTGCGCCCGTGGTTCTCTGCTGTGAACAGATGCCAGGCACAGTTATCTTTTCCGGTGTGCTTGCTGCCCTCGATCCACTTGACCCGCCCGACCGAGACGATCTTGCGGCAGTGGCGCAGGTACGGGCGCGCCTGCAGGGTGTGGGACCAATCCGCATCGAACAGCAGCCACGTCGGGCAGATCTGGGTGAGGTAAATAATCAGCGGATGCAGGATCTCGCGCGACCACGGCGGGTTGGTGATGATGAAATCCAGCGGTCGCAAAGCGCGCGATTGTGGCGTCCAGTGAAGCGCGTTGCCTTGCATCACGTCGCCGCGCCCCGGATTGATATCGACCGCCTCGGCACATGTACCGCCGATCCGGTGTAGATGGTCGATCAGACTGCCGTTGCCCGCGCAGGGCTCCGCGAACCGAAACCGGGCGGGCAGATACGGCGCAATCTCGGCAACTGGAGCCCAGGGCGTGCGGTACAGATCGTTTTTACGGCGCTTGAAGGAGCTGCGCTTACCCATGGGCCGCACCTCCTGAAAATGGCTGACGGTGACGGGAGAACCCGCCTCTGGCGCCCGTCCGCGCCCCGGTGATCGTGCTTCTCAGGCAACTCTCTGCCGTCAGGCCGCGCCGGGCCCTGATAGCAGCACGTTCTTGGTGTTCCGCTGTCCCGTGATGTTCAGCGTGAAAGTATCCCGGCGCGTGTTCATTGCGCGGCGGGGCGGCAACCCCACCGCGCGCATTCACCAACCCCAGGGAGGAGAATAGGGCGTGGTGAAATCTGAAATGGCTTTGCCTCCCTAACGCGGTCATTGCGCCGCCTCGGCGTCGGTTTCGGGAGGGTGATTTTCCATGTAAGTCCAGACCCGAAGCATGACCTCAAGACCAGGCAGCTTGCCCGCCTCAAGGCGCTCCACCAGGTTCGGATTATTGCAGGCCACAACCCCGAAATAAGATCGGCCACGATCTGACCGACCGGTCTTTTCCAGATATGCGAACACATCGTCCGCAAAGTTGCTTGACCGTTCTTCAAGGTTTTTTCGGATATCATCATAGCTGATAAGCTACGGCTTATAGCTTTTTCACTAATCGAGCAACGGCAATTTTTCTTTACGTGCGCTGCCTATTAGCTACTGCTAAGGTGTACGACATGAAACAGCTTCAATTCGACCCAGAGGCGATGCGCCAACGCATCCTCGACGAACTCCAAAAGCAACGCCGCTCCCAAGCGGACGTTGTCGACAAGGCGAAGTTGGGTCACGGATATCTAACCAACATCCTAAAGCGCGGGCAGATGCCATCCGTCGACAAGCTACACGCTCTCTGCGACGAACTTGGAGTGTCCGTGGCTTGGATTATGTACGGAGTTGAGGTGCCGCCTGATTTCGACCGGGTGCTCGATCTGATGAACCGTGACCCGAAACGCTTTCATGCGCTTCTTGCGCTTCTTGACTGATAGGCAGGTCCAACTGGTTCATTAGTCCAGACTCGACCAAAGCAGCAAAGCGATCAACTGATACCGGGCGCCGTTTTTTGTCGAATTTTTTTCCATTGCCAGCACTCACGAATGCACCCTTTGCGAATTGTTCATATTTAGCAACACGTTAAAGCATAACTTTCTCTGCGTCGCTGCACCTTTGCGCACTCAAATCCTTCTGTAAACCAGTTTCCGACGCTAAAGAGCGACAGGTCGTTGCATAGCGTCGATACAACCCATAGGTGATTTGACAGGTAAGCAATTCAAATCATGCAATTTTTACGGGTAACTTCCAGACAGTGAAACAGGCTCTTACGTGGTGCTAAAAAACTACGTGGTGAAGTTTTTTAGCTACTTGACGCGCGTAGGTGGAAATTTTAATTTTCACGACGGATTTTTAGAGGTGTTTTTCAATGAAAGATTCGACAGCCGAGAAGTTTACCAACCGTTTCCGCCAAGCATTTGAGAAAAGCGGTTATACCAGCTATAGCGCTCTTTCGCTCGACGCAGGCTTGTCGCGGCCAGTTACGCAAAAAATCATATCCGGACAGTTCAATCACAGCAGCAACGGACCCGGCGTTTTTTCGACAAAGAAACTTGCCGACGCCATGGGTACGACGGTCGCTTTTCTGATGAGCGAGGATTTGCACACAGATGAGCAGAGCCAAGCCTTCTTTAGTGGAGCTGGGCGGCAAAAGGGGATGATTGAACGCTTAATGGAAACGCACTGGCGCGGTGCCGGGCGCATGGAGGCATTCGACCAGCACATCGAGGATTGCGACGTCTATGCAATCCCGAACGATCCTTCCGACACCCCCCGCATTCTCCGAGTAGGAATGCGGACACTCTTCGCAAGGCGGCTAGGCGGTCCCTTTCTTGTCGATGCGCAATCCGAACTAGATGCGTTCTCAAAAGAGAAAAAAGAGGACGTCACCAGTTTTCATTTGCGCGTAGCGAAAGACGGTACAGCTATCGGAAATTCGTTCCTGGATCACAACCTGCGCACCCGCCCAGCGCGTGTGAGCGCAAGCAATATCAGGCTGGGTCTACTTGTTTCTGATCACCGAGGTCAGCAGTCGATATTGTTGCACGCGGCGCCAATTCCTGCATGATTCCATCGAAATACTGCTCGTCGCTTGTCGCACTTCGATAAGCGATTATTTCCGAATCACAACGGGCGGTAGGGACACTTCCCCATTGTACAGGCTTGTAAATTCGCCGGTCGAAACCATTAACATCCGCGCTGCCTCTCATCACATCGGCACGGCGCATGAAGCTATATGTATAATCCGCTTGGAACTGTGTTGCGGCGATGAAATTGGCCACACCGAGAAAGTGCCTCACATTATTTCGAGACAAACCTTTCACCGATTTAGAATACAAATCGCCCAGGTAGCAGACCCGTCCCTGTAGATGCTTGGACACATCGCTCGATACATCAATGATTGTTCCGGCCCCATAGGCTCGGTTCAACCCCCTAGCGATGTGAGCGCTCGCGCCCTGGGCCATGTGATCCAACCGGCCGCCGCCAACGATTACCGGCTCCCCTTCGCGGCTGGCGATCATCCAAAAATAGTTGCTTTCTGAAAAGTCGTTCTGCGCCGGGTCGAGGATGGGAGTCAGATAAGGCTTTCCCACCTTGTCAACTGAATCCCTGATCTTCCCGGGGTCGACAGTAACCGCAACCTTGAGCCCTTGTTTCGCCAGCGCTGTCTGGCATTCTGCGGCTGCCAAATGTGCCGCCCAATATCGCAAAAATTCACCTGTCATGGCGCGCATTTTAGCCAAACCCTGCCCCCTTAGAATAAAATAAAATGCACCGCGTAGCCTTTTAGCTATTGCATGTAGCTTATAGGCACGTTAGCCATAGCTAATAAGCTACCACGCAACCAGCCAAGAGTGGTCTCGATAAACCTAGTTTGGGAGGATTGAAAATGTCTAATAGGGCGTTGCACCACGATTTCGTTCAGCAAGAACTTGCACAGCATGAGGTCGTTCCGGAAACCGTTCTGCGCGACCTTGCAAAAGATGACCCTCTTCGCGCTGTGGGCGAGATATCAGTGGAGCATCAGGTAATTCTGGCGACTTACCTTCCCGAAATCTGCGGCGAGCTGATTGCTTTGCGTTCACTCCAAAACCATCTGGTTGCGGCATGACACCTTACTCCGCAGCTCAGACGCTCAAAACGACGCCCCTACTCGACCGGGCCCGTCTCTTTCGTGACCTCGGCGGCAATATCTGGCGCCCCGATCATGACCCTTGGGTCTATGAGGAAATGCTCTGGCTTGTCGATCTGCTGGGCATCACCGCCACCGCAGGCACGCCGACAGAGGCACTTTCCAAGTGGATCACGCAAGCCCTGAACCAAACCCCGCTGCGCGCCTCTGACGGACGCCCTGATTGCCCGTTCAATGGACAGGCGCCCGCGAGTGATCCGAACCCAGTCAAGGCGCGTTCCTGCGCTTGATCCACCTGCGGAATTGACCGCAGCGCCCGGGGCGGTCTCCACCACTCACACAAAACAACGAGCCCCGGGCACCCTTTTCACACCTGCACAGAGGTAGAAACATGAGCCTGCCAAATCACTCGATCAATTTCTTGGAGTTTCTGCAGAGTTTTCGCCGCGGCGATCTCCTGCGCGAAGGCGACCGGAAACTTGCCGAGGTCATCGAGGCGATGACCGAAACCGGCGGCGACGGCAAAATCACTATCGAATTGCCGTTCAAGCGGAACAAGGCCGGGCAGATCGAATGCACGCCAAAGGTTTCCGCGAAGATCCCGCAAAAGCCCATGGGCACCGGGATTTACTTCTCTGACGACGAAGGCCGTTTGAGCCGTCGCGATCCGAACCAGCTCGATATCGAAGATGAAATCGAGCGTCGCCGCTTCACGGCGGCAGACTAATCCCACCCGAAAATCGAAGAGGACAGACTATGTACGATGAAGAATCAGGATTTCCCGGCCAAGCGCTGAATGCTGCGATCAACGCTGCCAGGCTGGCTGAACCCACTCTTGAAATGGGAGATGGGCGCACTTTCGCTTTTATGCCTGAGTCTTACCAACTGAGAGAAACGACGGACCCGCACCGCTTGCCTGGTCACATCGACCAAGCTGTTTGCCTGGATGATCGCGCATCCCTTGTGTCTTACACAAACCGGTTCAGCGACACCCGGTCGATCTTGATCGCGGACTATGACGCGGGCACCATCGCAAGCCAGCTCGATTGGCACCGCAGCAACAACGACGACGAACCGGGACGCGAACACACGAAACACACCGCCACTCTGAAACTACGTGACAGTGAGGAATACGCCCGCTGGAATCAGATGGAAGGCGAAATGCACAGCCAAGCGGATTTCGCGCTGTTCATCGAGGAAAACGTCGCCGACGTGCTCGATCCGGATCATTCGGTACTGCTCGAAATTTGCCGTGATCTCGAAGCGACGCAAGGCGTCAAGTTCCGCAGTGGCGTGCGCTTGGATAACGGCGACCGCAGTTTCACCTACGAGGACGAAACCCACGTCAAGAACGACATGACTGTTCCGACGGAAATCACTCTGCAGATCCCGCTTTATTTCGGAGAAGAGCCCGCCCAGATCCGCGCGAAATTCCGATTCCGCCCAACTGCAAACGGTCTGTTGCTCGGCTTCCGCTGGCACCGCGTCGAGTACATGCGCCAAGCCAAATTTCAGGAAATGGCGGTTTTGGCCGCTGACGAAACCGGCCTGCCAGTTTTCTTTGGGCGCCGCTGAAACTGGCTTCTCTTTCTGCCCCCTCTCACTGAGGGGGCATCGACGGAAACCAGCCGCCCAGCGCATGGGCACAGACCAGAGAAGACAATCGCATGAATGCTCAGCTCCCCATGAATTTCTTGAACGCCGCGCGCGTATATGACCGCCCTTTGATCGTGGACAGTTTCGCCGGCGGTGGCGGGGCCAGCACCGGCATCGAGCAAGCGCTTGGTCGCGGCCCCGACATTGCGATCAACCACGATCCGGCGGCGCTTGCCCTGCATGAGGCCAATCACCCCGACACGCTGCATCTGTCCGAAAACGTCTATCGGATCGATCCGCTCGACCACCTGAACGGCAAGCACATCGGGCTGATGTGGTTCAGCCCGGACTGCAAGCATTTCTCCAAGGCCAAGGGAGGCAAGCCCGTCGAGCGAAATATCCGCGATCTCGCATGGATCATTCCGGGCTGGATCGAGCGCATCCAGAAGAGCGGCGGCAAGGTCGACGTGGTGATGATGGAGAACGTCGAGGAATTCGCGGGCTGGGGGCCGCTGATCGAGACTGACAAGGGCCTGATGCCCTGCCCAGATCGCAAGGGCGACACCTTCAACGCCTGGTGCAAGAAGATCCGCCAGCTCGGCGGCAAGATCGAGCGTCGTGAATTGCGGGCTTGCGACTATGGCGCCCCGACGATCCGCCGCCGATTGTTCGTGATCATCCGCTTTGACGGTCAGCCGATTGCATGGCCGGAGCCGACACACGGCGACCCTGCATCCGAGGCCGTGAAGTCTGGCAAGCTGAAACCTTGGCGCACCGCGGCTGAATGCATCGACTGGTCGATACCCTGCCCCTCAATCTTCGACAGCAAGGACGCGATCAAGGAAAAGCACGGCCTACGCGCCAAGCGCCCTTTCGCTGAAAACACGCTCGCTCGCGTGGCGCGCGGCCTGCACCGCTATGTGCTGCAAGCTGAACGCCCCTTTTTTGTCAACCTGACCCACGGCGGACGGGTCGAGGACGTTGCAGAGCCGTTCAAGACGATCACCGGGGCCAATCGCGGCGAAAAGGCAGTGGTGGTTCCAACAATCGTCGGCTGTGGCGGGCGTGCCGCTCAAAGTCGGCCCCGTGGCGGCAACGAGCCATTCGCGACGGTGACAGCCAAAGCAGACGCTTGCTTGATAACGCCGTCGCTCGTTAGCGTGGCGCACGGTGACAGTGGTGGACGCCGGGAATACCCGCTCACAGATCCGTTTGGCGTTGTCACGGCCGGCGGTGTGTCGCACGCGGTCATCGCACCAACCCTGATACGCCACTTTGGTCAGTCCGTTGGCCAGTCAGTAACCGCACCGGTGCCAACTGTTGTCGCGGGGGGCGGTGGCAAAACCGGGCTGATCGCCCCACACCTCGCCACCATGCGCAACAGCCAGAAGCCTTGGCAGGACGCGGACAAGCCCGCACACACGGTCACAGCGGGCGGCGCAGGGCTGACCCTGTGCGCCCCTAACCTGATGAGCCTGAAAGGCACTGCACGCCGCGACAGCGCCGCCACCGCGCCACACCCAACCGTTCTCGCCGGCGGTGGTCACTCCGCCATTGTCGCGCCGGTGCTGACCTATGCACAGCAAGGCGGGGCCAACCGCTCGATTGAAGATCCGCACCACACCATCTGTGCCAGCAAGAAGGATCAGAACAGCCTGATCGCTGCGACCATGGTGCATGTTGGCAATGGCGAGCGCGACGGCCAGTCACCGCGCGCGCTCGATATTTCCAAGCCGCTAAACACGGTGGTTGCAGGTGGCGTGAAGCAATATCCGGTCTCGGCATTCTTTGCCAAATACTACGGGACCGGCGACGGCGCCCGGCAGGATGAACCGGCCCACACGGTCACCACCAAAGATCGCTTTGCACATTGCGAGGCGCAGATCTCTTGCCCGCCGTTCACCGATGCCCATGCCGCACGCGCCCGCCAGGTGGCGGATCTGCTGCGTCAGTTCGACCTTTGGGATGATCGCGAGTTCGTCACGGTCGAGATCGACGGGCAGACATTCGTCGTGGTCGACGTGGGAATGCGGATGCTCACGCCGCGCGAGCTGTTCAATGCGCAGGGGTTCCCGCCTGACTACTTGATCGAGGGTGTCTGGCGACAGGACGGCGACGACTGGACCTTCACCGAGTTCCCCAAGACCACCCAAGTGCGTTGCGTCGGCAATAGCGTCTGCCCGCCGGTGGCCGAGGCGCTGGCCCGTGCCAACTGCGCGCACCTGGTCGAAGTGGAGGCCGCAACATGAACAAACCAATCCTCGACCCTTGCTGTGGTAGCCGCATGTTCTGGTTCAACCGAACCGATGACCGCGCTGTCTTCGGTGACGTACGAGAGGAAAGCCACCAGCTGAAAGACAGATCAAGCAAGGGCGGGTCGCGCCAGCTAATTATCGCCCCCGACCAGCTGATGGATTTTCGCGCGTTGCCATTTTCGGACGAGACATTCCACTTGGTTGTTTTCGACCCACCCCACCTGGTCAACAACGGCCGGTCTGGATGGCTTGCCAAGAAATACGGGAAGCTTGGTGACCATTGGCGCGAGGACATTCGCGCGGGCTTTGCAGAGTGCTTTCGCGTTTTGAAACCGTTCGGCACGCTGATCTTCAAATGGAACGAACACGAGATCCGCGTTGCCGAAATCCTAAAGCTTACCGATGCAGAGCCACTTTTTGGCAATCGCTGCGGCAAGACCGCGAAATCTCACTGGATCGTTTTCATGAAGGGAGAAAAAGCATGACCGCCTCGCAAGTACAAGTCGCAGGAATTGTGCCAACGCTGCACCTGCCGCTGAAAGGCATCTATTTCGACCTGATTAAGAGCGGAGAAAAGGTTGAAGAATACCGGCAGGTCACGCCCTTCTGGGCTAAGCGGATCGAGGGGCGCGAGTATGACCAGATCGAACTGGCTAAAGGATACCCACCGAAGAGCGACACCAGCCGCCGCTTGATACGACCATGGCGAGGCTACCGCAAGACCACCATCATGCACCCGCATTTCGGCCCCGATCCGGTCGAAGTCTATGCGATCCGCGTCAACTGAAACGCCTAAGGAGATTTGCATATGGTAAGCTTTGCACCTGCCGCCCTGCGCGAGGCCAATGCCGCTGCATATCTAGACCTTTCGGTCTCGAAATTTCGCAACCTTGTCAACCAAGGTGCGCTGCCAAAGCCCGTACGATTGGCCGACGGTGTTGAGCGGTGGAGATCCAACGACCTTCTTGCGATCCTCGACGGGAAGGCCGACCAACCCAGAAATGAAGACATGGAATGAAACCGCCCAAGCCGCGCATAACCAAGCCAAAACTGAAATGGAAGCTGAACCGGCAGGGTACAGCTTGGATGGCGCTATATCGGGTGACCTGGACAGAGGCAGGGAAGCGCAAAGAGAAGACGATCACGCTTGATTGGCAAGGCGACCCCCAACGCTTGGATGATCTGTATTGGAAATGCGCAAGCGGCAGGCATGCAGCGCAAGAGAAGCCTGCAAAATACACCTGGGCAGAGATCGTAAAGCTGTGGCGGTCTGACCCCAAGGTCCAGAAGAAACTGGCCGATGGAACGAAGCGCAGCTATCGCCGTGAATTTGACAGCCTCCTAGAAAAAAACGCAAACAAGGCAATGCGCAACACGACGCGCAAGGGGCTTAGGTCCGTTCACGGCAAGATGACCGACACGCCTCGAAAGGCCGACTGGCGGATTCAGGTCGTTTCCCTGCTTTGGAACTATGCGAAGAACAAACAAGATTGGCCCCTTGGCGAGAACCCGGCTGCCGGTTTCGATCTGTACGGGGTGAGCAGACCATTTGAGCCTTGGCCTGAATGGATGGTCAAGGCAGCTGAGACGGCGCCACCCGCCGTTCGTACTGCTGTTTATGTTATGCGCGGCACCGGTCAGCGCCCGGGCGCTGCGGTCGCGATGCGATATGATCAGTTTTCAGGCCACTATATGACGGTCACCGACGAAAAGGGTGACCAATCATTTGAGATCTACTGCCCGGATTTCCTACGCAACTATATCGATGCGTTGTCGAAAGAGGGTGCATATCTGATGGCGCGCAACCTGACACAACCCCTCGGCTACGACGCTGTACAAAAGCAGTTCTCAGCCTGGCGCAAAAGCCTTGGATCTGAGGCCAAGTCATTCACCCTACACGGCCTGCGGAAACTGGCAATTATCGAACTTGCAGAGGCTGGTGCGACAGACGCGGAAATCCAGGCTGTCACCGGCCAGAGTGCTGAAATGGTCGCCTACTACAGGAAGAAAGCAAGCCGAAAGAATCTAAGTCGTGCAGCTCAGAAGCGACGAGACCAGAACGGGAACAGAACATGACTGTGGGTACCAGGTGTGGGTATCACCCACCATCACAGGCTGAAAGGAAAAACCGCCAATCTTTCGATCGGCGGTTTTCTCGTGCAAAAACAAGGCTTTGCGATGGTACCCAAGGCCGGACTCGAACCGGCACGCTGTCACCAGCGGGGGATTTTGAATATTTGGATTGTCCTTTGTCTTCAGGGCGCTGGTGACACAAAAAAACGTACCTGGGCGTCAAGTGGAGCGCCCTGGTACATTTATGTGGGGTGGCTGGATAGATAGAAGGGATCGATCTCGACCCCATTGGGTACGGAGCCGCGCCACCACCATTCCGCGT